CGAACACCGGCCACGTCCTGGTGCGCGACTACCTTGTCGGTATCGGCTGCGACCCTGAGTTCGTGGGCAAGTACGAGTCCGCAGCGGGCCGGAAGATCGCGGCCACCTACCGCAGCAACCACGGCACGGAGCCCGACGCGCACGGCGGTCGGGTCATCCTGCGCGGCCGCGTCTGGCACGTCGCCCGGTACACCGACATCCGCGACCTGCACGCCGGAGCCTGCGCCTACGCTCGGACGCGCGGCCTGTTCGAGCTGGTGGCCTGATGACCACCCGGACCGACACCGCCCCCGTCGCACCCCTGCCGCACCACCACAACCCCGTCACCACGTGGCTGATCGGCGCGCTCGCCGCAGACAACTGGCGCTGGTACGGCACCCTCATGCGCGTCGTCGCCGCGCTCATACTCCTCGAGAGCGTGCTTCGGCAGCGCTAGCGGGTTCGGAAGCTGCGGAACCGCGGCTGCGGTCGCATCAGCAGCTCGGCCAGCGCCTGCGTCATCGGGTCCACCTGGTCGTCGTGCGTGCCGTTCGGGAACGCCGAGCACTCCTCCACAAAATCCCCCACCCATGGCGCAAGCGACGGGTCGGGGATTTCGACGTCGCCCGCCTCGATGAAGGGGCTCACCGCCGAGGCGCGGGCTTCCTTCGAGTCCTTCGGCGTGACCGCGACGATGCCCCCGATCTCGCCGTCGAGTTGGCTGATGACAGCGGGCCCGTTCGCCTTGTCCTCGATCAGCTTCCGGTACGTCTCAGGCCACTTGGCAGTCAGGGCGCGCACAGCCGCAACGGTGGCCGGGAAGTCGCCGCGGAAGCGGACCTGGTCCAACAACCACGCTTTCGTGCCGTTCCTGGCCCAAACCTGGCCGACGACGAAGTCCGAGGTCTTCGCGTCCTTGAAGGCCATGTCCCAGGACTGGGCCACTTCCTCGGCCCCGATCGCACGCCATGTCCCGTCGTCCTGCTGGACGGCCCGCGGGGTCGTGTAGTAGCGCCACCAGCCGCGTTTGATGATGCCGCCTTCGGCTGGCGTGGGTCGTCCCTGGTAGAGGGCGTTCCAGCCGCGCGACCCGACCGCCCGCCGGATCTGTGCCCACTGTTCGGGGGTGCGTCCACGGGCTGATTCGAGCCACTCGCCGGGCCGGCGGCCGAGCGGGTCGTCTTCTTCGGCCTCAGTCGGGATGTTGATGTACCGCCAACTCTCCGGGTCGTCATCGACGAGCCAGCCGAGCAGGTCGTCTTCGTGCCAGCGGGTCATCAGGACGATCGCGGGAGCGCCGGGCGCGAGTCGGGTGACGGCGGTCTCCTGCCACCAGTCGCGGGCGGCTTCCCGGTAGGTCTCGGAGTCGGCCTGCTCGCGCCCCTTCACCGGGTCGTCGACGATGAGCAGATCCAGCGGTCGGCCGGTGAGTGAGCCGCCGATGCCGACGGTGACGACGCCGCCCTGGTGGCCGGCGAGCTGCCATTCGTGCGCTGCGGAGGTGTCCGGCCGGACGGTCAGGCCGAGGCTGGGGTTGGCGAGGATGTCGTTGCGGATCTGGCGCCCCCAGCGGCGTGCGATCGCGGCCTCGTAGGAGGCGATACCGATGCGGGTATCGGGGTTGCGCAGCAGCATCCACAGCGGGAAGGAACGGGAGATCGCCTGTGACTTACCTTCCTGCGGCGCGCACGACCAGCCGAGGCGCCGAGTCTCCCCGGCCGCGATCTTCAGCAGTTCGGCGTCGAGCAGGTCCAGCATCGGGGTGGAGACGCGACCGGGCGTGAGGCGTGCCGCCAGGCTGCCAGGCGTGGGGAACGGATCGTGCCCAGCTCGGCGGCGCAGCTCGGCGAGGAGCTTACGCTTCCTCTCCAGGGGCCAGTTGGTCCAGGAGCTGTCGGATCTCTGCGTCAACGTCTGCGTCATCGGTCACCTGCTCCCGGATGTCGAGGTTGAGCAGCTTCGCGCGGCGTTCCTGGATGCGCAGAACCCGGTCGATGGCCGCGAGTACCGGGCCGTCGTCGACGAGTGCGTTGCCGTCGTCGTCCTTGATGATCCGGCCTGACTGGGTGACTGCCGGGTGGATGGTCTCCAGCACCCTCAGGGCCTCGGCGGTGAGGTAGTCGAGCTGCTGCGCCTGAAGCGAGCGAATCTCGGTGGCGCCCTCGGTCCGTACGGCGGCGAGGACTTCCTTCACCGCGCGGCGGGCGTTGCCTTCCCCACCATACTTCAGTCGGTCGCTGATCTCTTGATAGGTCATGCCGCGCGACCGTAGACGGCAGGCTTCGCGGTCGCGTTCGACGCTCTCGAGGGTTTTGGTGAAGCGGCCAGTTCGCTCACGGTCTGGGCGCTCACGGTCTTCGCTCACGGCTACCGCCACCAGCCTTCGCCGAAGTGGAAGAACAGCCACACGAACAGGACGCCGAGCACGGCGATGAACAGCAGGTGGAAAGCGGTCCACTGCGATACGGGCTGGCCGGGCTTGAACTGCTCGAGCTGCCAAATGGCGCCGCTCAACGTGTCGTCGACTCGGCCACGGGCGAGCGCGATGGACTCGGGGATGAGGAAGCCGACGGGGAAGGTCAGTACGAACCAGGCGAGCCAGTAGCGCTTCATCCGCCACCGTCCGGGTGGACCACCGAGAGTCTGAGTCCGCCGTCGACGACGACGGCCTTGCGGCCCGGGAAGGTCTGGCGTGTCCGCTCGACGATGTTGGCTACCTCGTCGTCGTCCAGCGGGCGCTCGGCGGTGACGACGAGGTAGTCGTCCGGTCCGAGGTGCGCGGCTTCGATCCGCAGCCCTTCGAGGGTGAGCGCCGGGGAGTTGCCCACCTTGTCGCTGAGCGCGGCGACGTCCGCCAGCAGCTGGTTGAGCAGCTGGCGGTTGCCGACGCACATGTCGCAGTCGGCTGTCGTCTCCGGGCGGCGCTTCATCAGGCCTCTTCGGTCGGGTTGTCGATGTCGACGGCGACGTCCATGAAGGTGACGGTCAGGCTGGTTGTCTCGCGGCGTGCTGCGTGGATCTGGTAGTCCATGACGAGGCCGCTGACGTCGTTGCCGTCGATGGTGATGAGGGCGTGGCCGTTGGGCTGCCGCTTGAATCGAACGCGGCGGGGTTTGCCGACGAGCGCGCCGTCGTTCGTCTTGGCCATCAGCTGGCGGTAACGGTGACCGTGGCGGGGGTCTGGTCGGCGATGGTGACGGTGACGGAGCCGCTGAGGCCGGCCGGGTCGGTGGCGGTGACGGTGAGGTCGCCGAGGGGGGCGTCGGAGATGGTGATGCTGGTGGTGTCGGCGCCGGCGACGATGGTGCCGGCGGTGGTGGTCCAGCTGTAGGTGTCGGCGACGGGGGTGCCTTCGGCGTTGTCGCTGACGGCGGTGAAGGTGATGGTGGCGCCGGGGGCGAACGTGCTCATGGGGGCTCCTTCGAGGGTGGCGTAGATGCTGATGGCGGTGGGGGTGGTGCTGCGCTGGTCGGCGAGTTCCTGCTTGAGTTCGAGGATCTCGGCCTGCATGGTGGCGAGGTCGTCGAGGACTTCGTCGATGCGGTCGTGGTGCCAGCAGGCCATGCGGCTGCGGTGGTGGGTGAACCACTCGCTGCTGAGGCCGCGCATCAGGCCTGCGCCTTACCCGTCGCGGCCTGGGGGCCGGTGGCCTGCGTCGTGGTGCTGGTGGTGGGTGCGGAGGTGGCGGTAGAGGTGCCGGTCTCCGCGGCGGTAGGTCCCGGTGTGGTCGCGGTGGTGACGTTGGCGCGGGCGCCTTCGATGCGGGCGACGAGGCGGTGGAGGGTCGCGTGGAGGTCGGCGACGTGGTCCTGGACGTCCTTCTCGGCGGCGCCGATGCGCAGCGGCATGGACGCCTCGAGCCGGGTGATCTCGGCGCTGGCGGCGGCGTGCAGGTCCTCCAGCAGCGCGGATACGACCGGGGCTGCGATCTGGGCGGCTGCGCTGGCGATGGCCTGTTCGCTCATGTGTCGTTTCCGTTCGCTATGCGGACACCTGCCTGCATGATACAGGCAGGTGTCGACATGCGGGATGGGTGAACTAGCCGCCGATGGGGCCGATGATCGAGCCAAGCGGGGGTGCCGTATAGACGGTTTTCGAACGGTAGTACGCGGCGACCGAGTCCGAAGGGGGCACCTTGAACTCCAGCATCTTGGGCAAGTCCCGGTTGATCTCGTACAGGGCCTCGCTCATGACCTCGACGTCCTCGGATGTGCCGTCGTCGTAGACGCGCCGGATGTGTCGCGCGGGTACGTCGTCGTCCGGGATGACGGGGATGCCGAGCGGCTGCGGCTCCCAGGGCTTGCGTTCGACTGGGGGGAGCCGCAGGGCCAGGTACCGCAGGACGACGGAGTCGCAGTGCAGTTCGCGCAGGAACGGCCCGTGCTCGTCGCGGAGCCGCTGCATCTCGGCATGGAAGTCGACGATGTTCTGCCCGATGTCTTCGGTCACGCGCGGGCGCAGCTCGAAGGGCTCAGTCATCGCCGTCGTCGCCGCCTGTGCTGAGGTTCGCGGTCATCCACGAGAGCCGGACTGCGGCGCCGAGATGCTCCGGCGTCGGCTGGGTGCGCAGCTGCGCCCACGGGTAGGCGGCCATGTTCTCCCACGTCGCCGTCAAGGTGATGGTGCGGGCGCGCGGGGGTCGGTGGCGGACAAGGGCGCGGAGCCACCAGCGTTCCGCGTAGTCGTACTTGAAGTGCTGCCACCACGTGGCGGGGACCTGTTCGTGCACGGTCTCGGTGTGGGGCGGCAGTTCCTCGCCGTAGATCGTCGCCTTGAAGCGGATCAGCAGGCTGTCGGTGAAGTACGACTCGCTGACGCTGAGGTCGATCATCTCGGCCGGGATCTGGAGTACCTGCGCGAACTTCTTGCGGACGAGGGTGAGCGTGTGCTGCTCGAACGTGGCGACGTCGGTCATGGCGTTCCTCCTACGTGTGTGGTTGCGTAGCTGGTGCCGCCTGCCGGCTGGCTGACGGGTGGGGTGTGGACGTCGCGGTCGATCGTGGTGATGGCCATGGCGATGGCGGTGGTGGCGAGGATGAGGGCGGTGAGGATGAGGGTGTAGATGGCGTCGATGGCGGTGGCGGCGGCTTGCCTGGCGTTCACGTCCCGCTCCCTGTTCCGGCGTCGCGCTGGTAGGCGCGGTGGAGTGCGCGGAGTCCGTCGGCGAGGGCGTGCGGCCAGTCGCGGGCGAAGGTGACGCTGCGGATCTGGTGGTTGTCGGGTAGGCG